CCTTGCGGCAGGGCGCCACCGGCCTCGGCATCGACGCCCAACGGGAGACCGTGCAGCGGTTCCTCAACGGCGGCGACTGGAAGCTGGTCGGCGAGTTCGTTGAAACCGAGAGCGGTAAAAAAAATGACCGGCCGCAACTCGACGCCGCCATAGAGCTTTGCAAGAAGACCAAGGCAACGCTGGTGGTCGCCAAGCTGGACCGGCTCTCACGCAACCTCGCCTTCATCACCAACATGATGGATAGCAAGGTGGACTTCGTCGCAGCCGACAACCCGCATGCCAACCGGCTGACCCTGCACATCCTGGCGGCGATGGCCGAATATGAGAGGGATCAAATTTCCGAGCGCACCAAGGCGGCGCTGGCGGCGCTCAAGAAAAAGGGCGTCACCAAGGCCGGCAAGAAAATCGACCGCCTCGGGCAGCAGGACAGCGCCGTGCTGCGCAATATGGGACACAATGGACGCGCCACGCAATCGGCTATCGCCCAGCAGTTCGCTGAAAATACCTTGCCCATCATCGAACAGATTCAAGCGGCTGGCTTGAAAACCCTGCGCGAGATCGCCACCGCCCTCAAGGCCCGCGGCATCAAGACCTCGACCGGCCGCGCCAACTGGCACCCGCAACAGGTCAAGTCAATTTTAGACCGGAAGGGGTAGGGGTGACAGGAATGATTAGGGAACAACCAAAACAGTGCATTGCGGCATTTACACGGGCCGTATGTTCTGATAATGTTCCAAACGGCATATGAGGGCGGCGCCGCGCAAACGAGCGCCACCATATAAAAACGGAGAATAGGGAATGCCCAAAAAAGAAAATCGGTTCTTGCTTAATTCGCAACAGGAACAACTCCGCGCCCTGCGACTGATGGGAACATCTGGCGCACGGCTGGCGATACCGCTATTACACACCGATCATGTTAGAAATGCCGCCAATGTCCTGATGGAACTGGCGCAAGTATTGGACGAGATCGCCGGCCGGAAGAGGCAGACCAACGTGAACAAAATGTTCGACGCCCGCGTTACCGTATATGGCGCCAATCAGGTGCTTAAATCTTACGCGGACGGCGATATGAAGTGGCTGGCGGGAGAAACCGACAGCCGGCTAGACAAGTGGTGAAGGGCCACATTCAACCTAACTGGAAGGAGTGGAAGCATGAGATGTTGTCGCATAATTTATAGTGAGGATAGAACGGAGCCAATCATACAATTTGTGAATTGGGTCTGGGGTTCAATCCTAGCAGCAGCGTTGATTTTTATCGCCTTGACGGCGGCGCTGGTGCTGCTATCGGTTTTTGAGGTCTGATCATGGACCTCTTTGACCGATACCCGGCAGGACCGGGAGTGGCGACCGTTGATACATCAATCGACGCCGCTGAACAAGTGCGGCCGCGGGTCAGCACGCTGCGCGAAAAGTGCCTGACGGTGCTGTCGCGTGGTGGCTTTACCGCGGACGAAATCGCCGACCGGCTGGGGGAAAGCATCCTCACCATTCGCCCCCGTGTCACGGAACTCAACAAACTTGGAATGATAAAGGACACTGGCGCCCGCCGGCCCAATTCGTCGGGCCGCAAAGCCATCGTCTGGTGTCATGCCGATGGTTGGAAAAGTAACGGTAAAGCCATCGTCTGGTGTCATGCCGGTTGAGCAATATTGGGCTGTCAAGCCCGCTGACAACAACCCTAAAACATACACAACAGGAGCCATGAAATGGTTGGAAAAGTAACGGACGATAAACAGATGAGTGTTTCACGACTGCCCGCTCTATTGGGGCATTCGCCCTACAGTAGCCGCAATGAGGAACTTCAATATTCGAGGGATGCCATCGCCGGCACCCTTGAACCTTGGGCCGGCAACGAGGCAACAGGCTGGGGGAATACACTAGAGCCGGTCTGCATCAAGATCGCCGGCGAACGCCTCGGCGTGGACCGGCTGGTGACCGAGATCACCGAGCCGTACATCCACCCGGAACTCCCCCTCCAGGCATCGCTCGACGCTGTCGGTGAGTTCGAGAAACCGGTGACGTTCGTCACCGATCCCGACGCCGGCATCTATGTGGTCGGCGCCGACATCATTACCCTGGACGGCTGCGGTTGCATCGAAAACAAGGTCACCTCGGTGCGGCCGGAAGACGTGCCGGCGCTGCATCGCGGCCCGATCCAGGCGCAGGGTCAGATGATGTGTTCTGGATTCAAGTGGGCCGCGGTATGCGTCCTGTATCAAGGCATCGAAATGCGGATATTCCTGTTCGCGCCGCACCCTGGCACCGTCGCCGCCATCTCGGAAGCGGTGCTGGATTTCGACCAGCGCCTCACGACGGGCGAATGGTACGATCTGGAACGGGCCCACCCCGGCGATGCGCTACTGCTGTACCCGGAAGCAGATGAGGAGGTGCCGATCATCCTTGAAGCAGAATGCGCGACCTTCGCCAAGGCCATAGTAACTTCTAAGGAAGCGATCAAAACGTGTGAACAGGTGATAGGTGACGCAAACCTCGCGATCCAGAGTTATATGGGCAACCACGGCCTCGCCAAGTGCGGCGCCTACGAGATCAAGTGGGGGATGCGAAACATGAAGGCGCAGCCGGAAAAGACCACGCCGGCCAAGGCGGCGAAGACTGTCCGTTCCAAGACGGTAACCGTGAAGGAGGTGGCGTGATGGGTATCCCAGCAACCACCGGCATGCTGACGCCGACCACGTTCGAAGGCGCCGTCAAGTTCAGCGAGACACTGGCGTCGTCATCGATGGTGCCGGCAAACTTTAAGGGAAAGCCCGGCGATATCCTTGTCGCCATCCAATGGGGCAGCGAAATAGGTTTGCCGCCGATGCAAGCCTTGCAGGGAATTGCCGTCATCAATGGAAAGCCGGCCATATATGGCGATGCCATGATGGCGCTGGTGACCAGCCACCCAGAATATGGCGGGCATCAAGAAAACATCGAAGGGGAAGAGGCTACTTGCACGATTGTGCGGGTGGTAAAAAACCGAGACGTTGTCACCACGCGGACATTTTCTGTCGGTGATGCCAAACGCGCCAACCTGTGGGGGAAGGGCGGTCCCTGGAAGCAGTATCCAAAAAGGATGCTGGCGATGCGGGCGAGGGGATTTGCGGTGCGCGATGCGTTCCCCGACGCCCTCAAAGGCGTCATCAGTGTAGATGAGGCAGAAGACTATCCGATCAAGGATGTCACGCCGCCGGTGAACCCGCTCGACGCCATTGCGGCGCCGAAACCGGGAAAAAAGGCCAGCGAGGTTGAGGCCACAGAGGCTTCAGAGGTGGCCGATGGCCCTGGGGTGCCGGAAGATACGCAAACGCTTGAGGCGTCCTCTGAGACGCCTGTCGAGGAAATGGACCCCGATGCCCCGGCGTGGGAGTTGGTTATGCCCAATGACGGCGAGATCGACGCCTGTGGGTCCGTATCCGAGTGGATCGCCACGTTCACCGACGTGGTCAATCGCATCGCCGACGATGGCGAATGCATTTTCACTGTTCGCCGGCACGATATCGCCGCGTTCAAAAAGAAAAACAACGACACCATCGCCCGTATTAAGGATGAGGCTCCAGCGATGGCGGAACAGCTTGCCAAGGACTACAGGCGGCTGATCCGCATGCTGTCGGCGAAGGCGAAGGAGGCGGGAGAATTGAGTGCCAAGGCGAAGGAGGCAGGGGAATGAGGGCGGGCCTGACCAAGCAGCAGCGGCGGTGCCTGGAGTTTATCGATGGATACATCGATGCCAATGGCAACGCGCCAAGCTATGAGGATATTCTCAATGGTATGGGGTTGGCGTCGAAGAGTGGCGCCTCTCGGCTGGTAACCGCATTGGAAATGCGCGGCTATATTACGCGGTTGCCTCACCGAGCCAGGACCATCGCCATCGTCGCAGATGTTGACACAGAGGTGCCAAAGCTGCGCCAGATCGCCGCGGCGGCGAAGATATATTTTCAGGCCCACGATGCCTGGCAAGTGTTTCGCCAACGCCATCCACATCACGCCGACAACTCAGAGTACCACGCGCCGCTGGTATCGGAACGGTTCAATAGGCTAAAGGAACTGGTGCAATGAAAGGGAAAGCAAAATGGATATCGTCATCGGCATCATCGCCATATTGATCATGCTAGTGTCTTTGTAAATTCCAGCGCCCGGTTTCAATACCGGGCGTTTTTCTTAGCTATCGATACCGGGAATTTTACCGCCTCGCCACTGGGAAATGTAGTACCACAATGACCTCGCGGTTTGGACCAGACACCCACGCAACCCCATCATGATGAACGCGGTTCCTGGGCCAGCCGCAACCAGAACGATTTCGTCGGCGACAACCGTGGACAACGGCGGTGACTTGTTGAAGGCCGCGATAAATACCTCTGCATCATCGCCGGTCAATATCGTCGGATCGACGCCCGTCTGCTTACGCGCTTCTGCGCGCACCGTTGCCATGGTAGACGTGGCACACACCTCCACCGGCACTGGCACCGCCACCGGCACCGACGTGACGTTGGCCACGCATGCACCCAAAATTGCCGTGAACATTGCAGCATGGAATATCCGCGGCATCGGTCAACTGCTAAAAATTTTCATCCAGAAACAACTCCCGCTCCATGGATCGGCGACGAACAAGCCCGCGGTAAATACGCCCAGCGGCGCGGCGCCACCATTGAAATTCATCGGCCGCATCGAGCCTGTGTCCACGGTTCAGAGCCATGCGGAGTTTTGATCTTTGCAGGTTCCCGGCGCCGACATTGTAGGTAAAAGAGACCAGACTGCTGAACTCGTTCGCGTTCAAATCCACTTTGACCAGACGCGAGACAAACCCTTCCGTAGCCACGACATCGCGTTTGAGAAAAGCCTCTGCATCGGCCCGCGTAATCGGCGCCAGGTCCATCGTGAGAGGTCGATTATCCCAGCCACGGGTAGTGCCATGGCCCACAGTAACAACGCCGCCCACATCCAAATACGGTCGGCGGCGGAAACCTTCGCATATTTTGATGATGTGAAGTCCAGCATCATTTGTTTGCATTTCGACCGAACCTACGGTCGCCAAACCAGAACGAAATTATGGCGGCGAAAATTGCCATGAAATCCTCATCGAGTATCTGGCGCAGGGCGTCGATGGTGACGCCGTCCTGGCGTATCAACAGGAACGCGATGGCGTATGTGATGATGCACCACTCTATGACGAACAAGTAAGTGACTATCGGCCTCACTGAGGAACTGAGGTTTATGAAGAACTGAGATGCCTTGCGTACCACGCTGGCATGCTCTTTATGAACCGCCTCGATCTCGCGGATGTTGGCTTCGATGGCGGTCTTGTCCAGTTCGATCTCGGCTTGCGCCCGCATAATCTGAAGCTCATGGATTTTATCAGATTTATCTTGAAAATAATCCATGACCTTGGGCAGGAACGATGTTCCAAAACCCAGCAGTGATCCGAGAAGTGTCAACAATTCATTTACTCCTAAGATATGTTAGATACCTGGCGCCGGTCTTGATGTCGGCGAATGGGTGGATAAATTCGGTTGCGCTTTCGGCCTTGGGATCGATGACCAGCATGACGGATGCGCCGTGCCGATTGTCGCGAAACTGGTGGATTGCCGCCCACGCATCGATCCACTTGTAGCCACGCGCCCGCATCATGGTTACCCAGCGCCCATCATCAAGTTCTTCCTGGGTGATGGCACAGTTGTGATGGTGGCCGGCGACATATACATCGGCGTTTTCTTCCCAAAGCGCCGCACGTTTCTGACCGTGTAGCTTGTTGTATATGCTGGTGCCTTTGTGGTTGTGCGCCGCGTCGATACGCGCTTCTTTGCCGTTGGGGAACACCAGCTTAAATTGCGCCCGCCAATCCAACATAGGTATCTGGTGGGCGTTCAGTGTCTTGATGTACGCAGCGAACTCGCCATCCATCAGATCGTGGTTGCCCATCAACCAGATCAGCCAAGGCACACCACTCTCTTGTAGGAACCACCGAGCCAGGCGATGCTCTGTCTCGCGTGAGCTGTCCATCTCCGCGTAAAGTCTTATGAGATACCCGCCCCACCCGTTGGTCGTGTCGCCCAAATTTACGGCATGCATCCCCGGCGTGAGCGCCATGGTCTGGCAATCCTCGCGCAGCAGTTTGATGTTGCAACCCGTGTCGCCGATGTGCGGGTCACCAACAAAGGTGAGACCCATCGGCTCGTTGGTCGGCATCCTGATGCTGAACCATTTGAGCGCGGCATCATGTTCCAGCCGCTTCTCAAACCGATGCTCCATGTGGTCGAGGATTTCCTCGGCCTCGATATCTTCGTCTGGAAATATCGGCAGGGTAGGGGTGGTTGGCGCCGCATCAGGCACCCGCAATAGGCGCTGAACTTTTGATCTGTTCATGCCCATCTTTTCGGCGATGGCATCCATCGTCATCGTCTCATACAAATGCTTCGCCGTCACCACATCTACATGATCGGACGTGAAAATTCGAGCCATCTAACCGATCTGGCCCTCGATCTTGGCAAGCCTCTCTTTCGTATCGATGCTTAATTCTTCAAGCTGGGCCCACAGACGCGCCGTGCCATTGTCATACTTCAGGCTAAACGCCTGAATGCCGGATTTCAGTTCGCGCAAATCCTGGGCCATGCCTTTGATCTCGGCAGCGATGGTGGCGGCGGCAAGCTTATCAGCCAGCAGCGAATCAATCGCCCTCTCATGGCGACTTAGCTTATAGCGGCCCTCACCGATGGCGACGGCGGCGGCGGCGACCGCCAGCAAAAAGCGCCAGTCTTGAAGCAATTGTTCCAACATACTGTAGGCTACAACTTGGGGTTATTAACCTTGACTGCATCGCAACAAGCAATCCAGTCCACCATCTTGCTATCGTCGCCCTTCTGCGCCCAATAAACGGCGTCGGCAAAGTCGCCCAGATCAGGATATTCAGCGCGACGATCATCTTTATATTTGTGGTTGGCGATATAATCAGCCATATCAGCCTCGGCAGTGGCTTCCTCGGCGTCTCTAACAGCGTTCTCAGCGGGGAGCATATAGCACATGATCCCGTGGCGCGGCGAATGGCGGCGGTTGGCATCGACGTTATCCATATCGACAACCTCGCGCCCTTCGGCGGCGATGGCCAGTAGCTTTTCTTCTCGCGTCATATCGCTTGCCCTTCCAACAAAATTTTACCACTGGCGATGTTGCCTGAGGAAAATGCAAATTTGATATTGTCGATATCGTTCCCGCCGGTGACGTTATGCCCTGCGCCAACCCAATGAGAGGCTTGAGTGCTAGCGGAGAGAAACATTCCGTTGCCGGTCCAACCCACATTGTCAGTGTTAACAGGACGAATAATGTTAATGACGAAATTGCCTCCCTCGGTGGCGGCGTTGCCCCAGGTGGCGGCAGACCGCCCTGTCAAGATGAAGGTATCCGCGTTATTTTCTCCATGAGTATCGGCGGCGACGCCGACAACAAGCCCCTGCGCACCCCAATAATACCCGCCACTCAGCCAAGCGGAACCACCGTCAACTGAGTAGGTCATCTCCAGTGAAACGGCATCCGTCGCAGGTAGTAAATTCGCTCCCCAGAACCGGAAATTCTTATAAGTGGTATTATCCAAGTCGAAATTAAGATTGGCGGATGCAGAAGCGGTTTGCTCCTCAATCACCGTCCAGGCGCCACCGCCACCGGGCGCGCTGGCCGCAACTTGGTACGATATGCAGCGATAATCGCCACTGGCATATTCATAAAATACGGCAACATCACCAGCGGCTGTCGTGATATTCGCAGCGCCGGGCAGAATTAGGTCGGTGCTATGATGTGTCAAAATTAATGCGGCGTCGAACTGCACCACAATCATCGAACCGATGCCGGTCGAGGCCAGCGAGGTCACGGTCGTGGTGCCAGTTACATCGACGAATGTCCCATCTTTAACCAATGGCAATGACGTTGCGCTGGCGACATCGGCGCCGACGGTGAACCTCACCAGATCGCTCATATGGATCAGGCCGGTTCCCTTGCTTTCAAGGTTAAGATCGATGTTGCTGTCATCACCTGCCGAGCGGAGGATTGGCCCGCCCCCGCTTGCTTGGTTCTCTATGTTCACATGATTGACCGCACTGCCATCTTCCGTGAACGTCAGCAATTCGCGGGTGCCGTCACCGATTGCCTGTCCGTTCACGTCAAGCTGTCCGCCGAGTTGCGGGGTCGTGTCCGCCACAACGGAAGTGGCACCAGATGGGTGAACGTGGTCGCCGCGGGCGTATGTGGTCGCCGTGCCGGCAGCGCCGGTGCCTTCGATAATCGGCGTGGCATCTGATGCCGCTATGGCGCCGATGCTGGCAACGGTAATATTTTCCAAGGCGTTGGCTGAACTGTTCCAGGCCAGCAGTTTCGACGCGGCCGGTTCCGGCATAGCCGTCGAGGCACCACCCGTGTAGGTGTCGGGAAATGCGAACGTCAGGGCAATGTCGGTTTCATGCTCTTGCAGGATCATTATCGCCCGATCTAACGCCGTCTCATGAGTGTTGGCCGGGAAGGGGTCATTCTCGACATAGTCGGTGGTTTGTGTTTGGGTGGTATTCCGCCGGATGTGCCACTCGACCGTGGACGCCGGCGCCGTCACGGCAATGACCGTGCCGGTCGAGCCGTCGCCGCCGGTCACGGTGTAGTGACTGGTATAACTTTTGGTTGTCTCGGCACCTGTTGCGATGACGCGCTCGACCACGACCAGTTCCGATGTAGAACCTGTACCCTGGAACGCGAAGCCGGTCGCGAACTCGGTCGCGGAACCGTCGCCGGTGACGCTGGATGTGGTGGTGGTTGCTGTTACGGTCATTGTTCTAACCTCTGTTCACGGTCATCAAGAATCATGTTGATCATTTTGGTTATCGTATCCGCATGTTCACTGGGCTTTCCCATGATTTCTGACGAGTATTTAAAAAGATATCGCTGGTGGCGGCGGCGGCGTTTTCTCCATCCTTCGTCCAGCAGCCAATCCTGGGCGTCCTTGCGACCATCCATGATGGCTTGGTGAAGTAGTATCTTCTTGTGTTCGTCGGACTTGCTCGTTCTGTATTCCTCGGTCAGCAATTCGGCCTTGGCACGGGCCAAGCTGAATTGGCCGGCCTTGACCCGGTAGTCATAAAGTTCTTTCGCCTGTAATTTTACGTCGGTCTGTACGGTGGGTATCACTTCGCCGGGAACATCCATTCCAAATTGTAAGCGGTCCATTTCGGCGTCCACCGGGTTGGGTTTCTCGGTAGACGTATAAAAAGGATTGATCATGCCGGTGCCGTAGGGCCCGGTTTCATAGACAACGTGCCGGCCCCACAGATCAACATCCGGTTGCAGAATAGAAGAGAAACCGGGAACATCTTGTATCAGAGCATCAAGCAAACCCCGCGTGTATCTAAGTTCTGGGTCGAATTGCCTCTCGATGTTGGCGCCAATCCGCGGCATTATAGTCCGCATGAAATTCTCAATGGCAGCTTGCCCGTAGCGTTCCGGGTTCTGGATCACGTCGATCAATTTGCTAAAGCCTTCCATATAGGTCTTGCTGGTGACGTTCTTCGCCAGCGCCACGGCAAGGGACGTGACGATCTTGTCATACTTGCCGGTGTCGTATACCTGACCCGCAATCGCGGTGAGGTCGGCGGCAATGCCAATGACCGTAGCGAACGGCTCAATCCGCTTGTACGAATAATATCTGTCGCCGATCTTGATGCTGTACGGTTGCCACCCCTGCCGCGTCAAATTTTCGCGGAGGACGGCGTCGGACGGGCCACCGCCGGTAATGAAGCCGGCCCTCGCCAACCCGGCCACGCTAACCATGGTCGCTGTCCCGAGCGCAACCCGCGCCTTCGCCAGGTCAGCCGCCTCGCCGCCTTGGGCGATGGCAGTCCTGTACCTCTCGGTCGCCATGTGCATGGGCGTGTATTCCCAGGAAGTCTTAATAATGTTCGCGGGCGTCCTCAAAAAAGGAACGAACCAGCGGATGAATCCGTTCGCTGCGATGGTTTGTGCGGCCGAGCCGAATGAACCCAATTGACCGGTGAAGGTAACATAGCGGCCGAAGTCGAACGCCGCCTCTTGTGTCGCTGCTGTCGGGTTCGCCATGCGGTCGGCCAGCGCCTCGGAGAACTCATCCATCCGGCTGGCGGCAGTGTCGCCAAATTCCAGCGCAGTCTCCCGATAAGCCCGCGCATATATTTCCATCCGCTGTGAAAGCACCTTGAAGAACACATCGCCGGCGGCAAGCCCCCTGGTCCCTACCCGCCCCATCGTCAGCAGGGTTCCGCCGAGGTCAAACGCCTTGCCGGCTATGCCGCTGGCCTCAAAGCCTTCCGCCGAGAATGAGTTTTGCCGAAGTTTTACACCCGGCTCAACCTTCGCCATGATCTCACCGGACGGGTCTTTGAAGACCTTGCCGGCCATTTTACTTGCATCCCGCATTGCCATCCAAATGGCGAATGTCATCGCCGTGCCTTCGCCACTCTGAACACCGTTGTTCTCCCCGGTCCTGGCTCGACGCGCTCTGGCAAATGCGGCAGCGGTGCCGCGCACCACAATCTGTCCGGTCATGTGGAAGAAATTGCCGAGTAGGTTAACCATATGTGTGACGGGGTTCGACAACAGACCGTTGACCCACGCTTCGTAAAGTGCATCGAAGGTCTTGGCGGTCTTCGACCGGCGTAAAAAGTTTGCTCTTTGTACGGGGTCTTCATATGATAAAAGCATCGCTGCCTTTTTCTTGGCGAAGGCCAAGCCACCGCCGCCCTCCAACATGGCGGCAATATTCTGGTCGCGTAAAGGATCACCACGGGCGGCAATTCTCTGCGCTGATTGCGTCCTGGCGATCTCGGTCTTGGCGCCCTTGACCTTGGCCTGGATGGCGACATGGAGCGCCGCCTGTCGGTTCATGGCAACCGCCGCTTCCTCAACCGTGTCGAAGCCGACCTTTATCAGATCATCGGCATTGCCGGTGTGAACAAGCTTCGCCAGTTCATCGACCTTCTGCGCCGACCAGACCAGCAGGTCACGGGCGGCAAGCATGTTGGCGGCTATTTCACCCGGCTGTTTGCCGTGAAGAATTTCGCCACCGAGAAGTTTCTGCATCAATCGGCCCTTTGAGGCACCGATCAGGTCGGCCATGTGGCGGGAGACCTTGTGCTGTATCACGCCGCCGGTGGCGTCTGTCATTTCCTTGGCGTAGACCTTGGAATGCGCGGCAATGACTGCCATCACATCCTGATCTGTATCCAGATTCGCGGCGTTGAAATCATCCAGGGCAGAAAATGGTGTATCGGTGGTGAACCGCTTGTATTCCTCCATGACCTCGGTAATCTTGGGGCCGCTGACCTGTATCTCGACCCGTCCTTTCGGAACCTCTTGCGGTGGCCGCCCATCTTGCTTGCGGAAATATTCCTCTGCATCGGATGCTGAAGTCTCCGGTCCCGGCATCTGGTCTGCATCCGGCGCCACGCCGGTTGGCTCTTCGCCGCCTTTCAAATCGGGTACGGGTTCATCTTCCGGCCGGCCCGTTCGCCTAAAAGTCTCGCCTTTCTTTTCGGCTCCCTTCACCTTCTTCGCGGCCTCGCCGACAGCCTTGATTATATTGCCAAGCCCAAGTGCGACCTCGGTGCCTTCCGGCGGAATGGTGGCGCCGTCAGGCGCATCGGACACGGTATCGACGCCGGTGCTACCGATGAGGACATCGTCACCGGCGCCATCAAAAAACCCCGGTGATAATTCAGCCGGGGTTTGCTCTGGGTTTAAGGCGGTTGGGTCAAGTGCCATTTAGTATCCTAACCAATTCCGAATGGTTCCAAGTTTGGTGTTTGGCCCAAAGTATTTTTTGCTACTTCCTGGCTTGCCAGTTTTGGAAGTCCACTCTTCAATAGCAGTGATGCCACCATTTTCATGGTGTTCCCATTTAATGCCATGCTCGTCTAGGATTCGGCCGACCTTATCGCCGACATTGGTGTTCAAAGCCCCACCCTGGTTTTCTATTTCCTCGCGGGTTTTCCGAGTTGCTTTGCTGGGCCCTGGCTGGCTTCTGTATCCGCTGTTGAGTCCATCATTTCTTGTCCAGCCGTATCGTTCTGCGAAGTCGGTTTCGACATCATCGATCCTTGGTTGGATTTCGGTGACGATATCACGAACCTTCCGTTGAATATCGGATCGTCCTTTGAGGCTTGACTCCAAGTAACCTTCGCCATTTTTACTTGCTCCCCAATCGTTCATTTCGTAGCCATTTTGTGAGGCAAATCGTTTTGCCACAGCATCGGCCCCGTCATCAAATTCCATGCGCTCAAGCGCACGACTTATTATACCGTGAAACGCTTCATTGTCCACACCCAGATAATCAAAGTTGATAAGTCTGACGCCCCCCCTGGAACTTATCGGCACATACTCCCGATGCTCGGCAACCTCCGCAATCAAGTCAGCCAACCTTGCTGTTTCATCTTCGCTGAAACTACGGCCAATGCGTACTTCAATGCCGTTGCTCTCGGCAACCTTTGCATTAAAAAAAGGACGATGCCACCCCATGCCGTCTTGTTTCATCAGAATGCCACGGACAGCGACATAGGCCCGAATAAGATCAACGGAGGCTGGCTCCAGTTGTTTTGTAGGCGAACCCTTAAACCTTGGAGGCGCGACTACCTCTGTTTGAGTGCCAGGACTTACCTTACCTCCAAAATACCCCGGAGCCTCAAAATCACCAGGGGTTAAAATACCCAGTTTTTTGGCTGCTATATCGCCGCCACCGTCATCCAGAAACGCCTTGGAAATTGCTACATGGTATTCCGCTTGCTGTTCATACGGAGCATTGAACATCTCTGGCATGTGATTGCCGGTACGGCCTGGGATGCTTTCCCATGAAACCTGGGCTAAATTTTCTCGCAAAGAATCAGCGTAATCAAATTTCGCTCTGCCAATGTCTTCCGCCGTTGGCGTATATTTCATAGAATGTTTAAGCCAATTGCCCATATGTTTTTCTTTGTCAAGAATCACCCGTTCTTTTTTGCCTTTCTTGTTTGTCTTATAAGTAATCCAACCCGCCGCTTCTGATGTTTTTTCCGTAATCGCTTTAACGTCGGGGTTTTCTGATCTTGCTTTCATATTTACCCAAATAGAAGCCTGGACTTGGTGCGGTTCCCAACCAAGCTGCTTGGCAATCTTTTGGGTTTCCCTGGTCATAAATGCATACTGTTGGGGAGAAGGCATCTCGTTGGCTTTAGTAAAACCAAATGCTCTTAACATCCAGATATCACCGGTCACAGGTCCAGCCCTCTCCGGGGCTATATGAATCATTAAATTGTTGTAGAAATCGTCAGTTTTCCTACCGGCCCAATCTTTGCCGGCGAAAATTTCTTCCAACTTCTTGCTCATTGACGTTGGGAATCGGCCTGTTTTAATCGGCTTACCGGCCTTCCATTGCGAATAGGCTTGAAGCGCGAAATTAAAATTACCTTTCACTCTTGTCCCTGGTGACGTTACGGCAATTGCCTGGATTAATTTATCGGCCTCATCTATGTCACCGCCGACCGCTTCCAATAATTGCCGACCACTGCGCTCATACCAAAACCGCCCTGGTTCACCTTCCCTGGCAAGAGCCGCAATCTTCCGCCGCAACCCAGATAATTTCTGGGGAGTATCCACTCCACCTGGCGCACCGATATATTGACCTGTTGTACCAACTCTACGCGGGCTAGGGAGCGGCCCCGGCGTCGGCGTCACCCCACCAGCCGCCAGCTTTTGAGGCGGCGGCAGTACCGGCCCGCCGCTAACATCCTCAATCGATCCGCCGACCGGGATAGGCGACCTCCCCTCGGCCCAGCGTTGCTTCATGGCTGCGATGGTTCCCGGCGATTTCTGTATCGCCTTGATGATGCCCTCAAATGCGAGTCCGATACCGGCGCCTTCAGCAAACCTTCTCGCCCGGTTTATGATCTCTGGATCGTTAGGGTCAGTTGCCAGTATCTTCAAGGTTTCGGTTAATACCCCTTCACCATCTTCGCCAATCATATCTTGCAGCATATTTGCTAAAGCCGGATCGTCAGGATTAGTGCCTAGAGCATCGCCCAGTCCCTCGGCGATGATAATTGCTGCCCCCCTCGCCAACCCCACGGCTTGCAGACCCCTAAAGATAGGTATCGCTGGCGCAGCGATAGCGGAGATGTCCTCAACAAGACCGGAAACGATAGGATTAACGCCCTCTTTCTCAACAAGACCTCTGGAGAACTTGGCAGCTTCTCTGACCTTGGCGATCTGGTCATCATCAAGCAACCCGAAAGCATGTACCGCTTCAGCGCCACCCTTGAAAAAACCCCTGATTAGCGCATCAGGTAGGTCGCCGATGGTGGTGAAAACGGTATTCGCGAAGTCACCAAATTCAGAAATTATACCCGGCTGTTCTATTTCCGCATCGGCCTCGGCACCAGCCCCCATAGGTATAGGTAGCGAGACTACTGGCTTACCGGTTTGTGGGTCGATGGTAGATGTATGTACGGCATCTGTAGGCGCGGGAACGGTATCCGCCGGCGCATCCCCTTCCATAAGGATCGCCTCGCCCTCGGCGTCATCGTTGCCGATGCCGACATGCTGTAGCCGGTTGCCGACGATACGCTTTTCAATTTTGTCGTAGACCGGAGTATCGAACAGGACATCGCCGGGGTCCATGCCGGCATCTTCAAGGGCGATCCACTCGTCGGTGTTGACAGCGTTGGCGTGGCGGCGGGTTTCCAAGTACAGGTCTGCTACATCCATGTTATTTACGACCTTTCTTGGCATCTTCGAAAGCTTGCTTTTTGGCGGCGGCGCCAACATCCTGGGCTGGTTTTATCAATTTAAGTCGAAGCCTGATCATTTTGATTTCGGCAATTTGTTTCATTATATCACGCCGCGCCCGGTCCGTGATGCGACCATCCTTGAAATGTAGGGTGGCGCGTCTCGTTACTTCTTCGAAGTCTTCATTGGTATATTCAATGATGAGTTTGCGTGGCCCAAAGCGTAGCGATGGGTAACTGCTTTGGTCTGGCATGCCATCGACAGCCCTTTCCAGTAAGTCTTGGTGGACATCCCATGGAGCATCACCATCTGCAACCCGGCTATCGTACTCGCGCATGGCGCGTTCGATACGAATGACCTGCTGTGGGTCGGGATCACCTATCAACCTCCGGGGCCGCGCCGCCGTACTAACGCCCAGCGAATGTTCCAGGGATGCCCGCGCCTTGTATTGCGGCGATTCCTTGAACCCCTCCTTGCCCACCTTCGTAATCAGCGCATTAAGCCTTGTAACATCAGCAACCTCAAGGCGGCTGCGCTCGTCCCTGCCGCCGAGCATTCTTGTGATCTCGGAACGCGCCACCTCTAGTTGCGCCTTCTGCTGGGGTTGCGGCATGTCGGCAATGGCGTAGATGCTTTGCGTCAGGGCGTTGACCGCCGGCAAGTCTGTCTGGGCGTCACCCATGCCATCCATCAACTTCTGGATGGCGACACCATCGGTCCCCTTTAACTTGCCGATCCTGATTTGGGACTGTATCCAGTGCGGAGAATACAGAGCAAACCGGTTCTTTTGTTCTTCAGTGGCAATGCCGGCATCGACCGCCAGTATATCTATAATGGCAATCGTGCCTTTCTTGTCCCGGTTATCGGCGGCAAGTTTATCGCTCGCGATGCGCGCCTTGTTCTGGGCGGTCTGCAAATGACCCAGATCAGTCAGCGCCTTGGAGTATATGGTGCGCCGGTCCTCGGCATCGAGAGACTTCCAATGCGTGGAAAGGTCTCCCTTTAGTTCCTTGCCGTCATCTTTCAACAGGTTCTTGATGCCATTCAAACTGTCGATGGTGGTGCTGCGATTGATCACGCCTACAATCGCCTGTTTGGCGAAGCGGGTGCGGAACGCGATGATGCGCTTCTCGGCGACCGGCGCCAACAGGGTGCCGGCATGCATCAATTGCAGGACACTCTCTACGCCATCGCTCAATTCGCGTAGTGTGAATTTCCCGTTTGAAGCGGCGATGATGCGCTTATCGAGGTTTTTAATATTCTGCCCGTCGGTCACCTGTATCGACCGGTTGATAACATTGCCGGTGAAGGTGACGCCGGCTTGCGCCGCCATCTGCGACCATTGCCGGTTAAATGCGTTCCTGGCGCCTGGCGAAAGTGCGCCGGACAGTCGGCCGTATACTTCCTTGGCGCGGCGCTGGTATTCCGGCACCGCCTCGGTGATGCCCATTGTCTTGAGGTCTTTGGCGGCACCCAGTGCGGCGAGTTCCGTTGTCGCCTGACCCACCGCCGTGCTTACGCTCTCGGCCGTTTCGGCGGCGATGGCCTTCTCGGCGATCTTGAACAATGTGTTTCCTGCATTCCCGATAGCATTTGCTATCGCGGCGCCACCCACATCGGGCAGGTTGCTCTGATAGCCGAGTGGCTGGCCCGCCGCCGGCGATCTAAGTTGCGTGATTTCAAATTTGGGCATGCCGCATCCCTAATAAAGTAATGGTGTTCCGGCTGGGGTTGCCGGCGTTGCGGTCTGCCATGTGGTCCCAGCGGCGGGAATAGGCGCCACCGACGTTGCCCCAAGCGAACTGAACAACCCAGCTTGCGATCCGATGTACGCACCGCCGGCGATGGCCGTGGCCGCATTCAGGAAGCCGGCGGTCATGGCGTTCTTGCCCTGCGCCTCGTAGGCGGCTGCATTGGCGCGGAAATTATACGCCTGGAACTCAAATCCCTCGACCTCGCGGTCGGTCTTGAATGCCTCGGTCATTTCGGCGACGGCGCCGGTCACGGTTTCGGCGACCAGCGCGGCCAGCGGACTACCGCTTATCTCGACGCCAGCCTTTGCTATGTTCGCCCTCATCTTGCCGCTCGATACTTGGAACTGTCGCCCAATACGCGACACGTTGACGGCGCCAAGGTTGCCTCGCACGATGGCGTTGCGGTCGGCGCGTAAGGCATTGCCCTCGGCGATCTCCCTTTGGCGTTTTGCTTGGCTTTTCGCTGCCATGCCGCCGGATATAGAACTAACCGCCGACAAGGCAGTGGCGCCAACCAATAGTAAAGTCGGTGAACACATCAGCCGTCACTTTCCAATGATCTAACAATAACCGCCGACACCGTCAGCGGCAGGGGTTGGTCCTGCACAATCGTAATCTGACCCTCGCGGTCCCAGCCGGTATTGGTCTTGATAACCTTGTCGCCGTTGAACAGGGGCGGTGCGCTGTCCATGGGATCGTCGCCGCCGCGGAACTTGACCTCGTCCAGGTTGGATGCGTCCTTGCCGATCTTGACGCCGAGCGTATTGATCAGGCGAACGATGACTTCGAAGACCCTTTTTATCTTGCCCTGCGCGGTGCCGTCCTCGGCGCCTACATCCGAGCGCAGGGTACGGATGGTGGTGGTATAGCCAAGCCCGACTTTTGCCTTCGATACCGCCGGGTCCAGGGAAGTTATGGCACCGGACGCCACCGCCTGGTCTGGATAGACCGAGCCATTTGCGAGTACCGAAACCGTTTCGCCCTCCAGATGGTCGAGGCCGGATATGCTGGCTATGGCCTGTCGGACCTCACCGCCCGACGTGTAGGTAGTGAACGCGGCACCGTTTGTCAGAAGATACGCGATGCCGCCGGACGTGTAGGCTGAATATGATGAACTATCGACGCCGATGGTGAACGTATTGGCATCCACCTTGGTGATGGTATAGGCGTTGCCGTTCAAATTTGTCATGCCCGCGACCGACAAGAAGCCGATCTCATTTCCGCTGGAAAACCCGTGCGCGACACAGGTGACCGAGCCGGGGTTCGCCCTGGTGACGGCGCTGACGGGTTTGCCGGCGGTCGCCATCAGTTCGAACGTATTGGTCGTTTTCTCTATCACCTTATAACGGGTAGCGTTAAGTTCCGTCATGCCGGCGACATCTTCGATATCGACCAGATCGCCGTCGCTGAACCCATGGGCGGCAGCGGTCACGACCACCGGGTTTGCCTTCGTCGCCGCCGTGATGGTGACCGGGCTATCCAGGATCAGGCCAGAGTCAACAAAGAAGGCGTCATCGTCCAGTACATCGCCATCATCGGCGTTGAAATTGGCCCGTAGCAGTTCGACAAATTGCCGGGTCGCGCCATTGATAGTACGCTTCACGATTGCCCATACCTCATCGCGGGCGGTGCCGGGAATCGACGTTATGGATGTGACCACGCCATGTGTCGTGGTCGAGAACGAACCGCCCAGCAGGTGCCGGTGCCAGCCCACCACCTGTTGGTCGCGCAGATAGGTCATGCCAATTAGCTGCCCATCGTTTCGGTATCCCCAGACTATGCTGTCGGGTTCCTGGGCGAAGACGATGTCCTCGATGCCACCGCGGCCGACCTGTTCCGCCAGCAAGGTCAGGTCGGGCGACAGGTAGCTGTCGCTTGCAAAGGTGTAAACGAACTCGCGCA